CTACAACCCCAACTTTCTTACGGAGCTCTCAAACGAACCATTGTTCCCCTTGTGGATAAACTCCTCCAAGGAGACCTCGGTTGGCGCTGGAACCGAGACAGGTGCTTCGAACGAGTCATTCGCCTCTACGGCGAAAACGATCAACGGACTTCTGCGTGGCATGCCAAGCGCGGAGAGATGATTACCGCATCAGAGGTCTACAAGATCTTTGGAACGGAAGACGCTCGCCGTGAAGTGATGATGAAGAAGTTGGAAACACCAGGAGAACCATCGTTGTCCTACAATCCGATTCCCGCATTGATGTGGGGAACACGGTTTGAACCGGTGGCTAAAAAGATTTATGAGGAGCGCACCAAGTGTAAGATTATAGATGTCTCTTGTGTTCAACACCCCAGATATGCGTATTTGGGTGCATCGCCAGATGGACTCATTGTTCCGTTGGATGATGGGGATCCAAGACGATACGGTCGTTTGGTAGAGTTCAAATGTCCTATGAGCAGAGCTGAGAAGCCAGAAATTCCAGTGGCCTATGTACACCAGATGCAGATGCAGATGGAGTGTACAGGGATTGACGAATGTGAATATGTAGAGTTTCGCTTCAAACAACTCACCTACAACGAATGGGCAAAGGCATCCGAACCCAAAGGATGCTTCGGTGTCTACGACGATGGTCGTGTGGTCTATGATGTAGAAGGTCATCCAGAAGATTGTCAGGTCATCTATTGGGTTCTGAGTTCCATGAAACAGGACTTTGTCAAAAAAGATCCAAACTGGTTGTCCGACCACATTAATGCACTGGACACCTTTTGGAAAGAAGTCCTAGAACATCGCCTCAAAGGAACGCGTCCAACTGAGAAGAAACTCCCTGTCTTGGATATTTAATGTACTATTTCAAAGAGAACTCTATTTCTACAGGGGATCCTGTGTATGTTCGTCTTCGCAAGGATTGTATGTTTTTTCCAGAAGCTGTGATTGCCAAAGATTTTGCGACACATGGAACGTATGAGAGTTCACTGATTGAATGGGCAAAGACACTTATTGATCCTTCAACCATCTTTTTAGATATTGGAGCACATGTAGGAACATACTCACTTGAATTCGCAAAGGTATGTGCTGGAGTTCATAGCTTTGAATGCTCACCAAAAACATTCAATTATTTATGCGCCAACATCGCATTGCGTGATCTCAATTATAAGATTACTCCATATAGAACTGCTCTTGGAAATACAACAGGAACCACAAACTACTATCTTCGTTCTCAAGATGGTGGAGGGAATAGCTGTATTGATTTCAAGGACAAAGAATACCCACGCATTGAAGTTCCTTTAACAACGTTGGATTCCTTTCAAATTACAAATATAGGTCTGATCAAGATGGATGTAGAAGGGTTTGAAAAGCAGGTGTTAGAAGGAGCCGTGGATACTCTTCGGAAGAATAACTATCCGCGAATCTTGTTTGAATCTTGGCAAGAGGAACGAGAGCTAGAAGGAATCCCTGCGAAACAGCTCCGCGAGGAATTGTTTGAAACGTTTTATTCCATAGGATATACGCGTATAACTTCTATTCGGGGTTGGAATGAGATGTTCATCGCCGAACAAAGCATACCGTCCACTTAGAAGGAGGAGCTTCAAACTTCTTGTTCCATTCATCAATAGAATACCGATCTCCCATACTTCGGTTACAGCGAGCACAAATTGGAAAGAGATTGTCCAATGTAGTTTTACCACCCTTGCTCTCAGGGATGTTATGACCGCATTCAAAATCAAAGACACTGATACGATTGCGACACCACTTTACTTTACACTTTCCATCAAACCGATGACCCATTCTTGTAATCCATACTTGTTCTGCGAGTGCCTTTGGTATTTTCTTCTTTTTGTACATCTCGGGAGGCAAATCCCGAAATACATCTGCTACATGAGATTGCATTAGTGCTTTAAGGAACATACGCTTTATACTGATTTACTTGGAACGGGGTCTGCATTCCATGAATAGGGCCCATATTCGCAGGGGCATGATTCATGTGATTCGTCTGTTGAGCATACGAAGACAGCTCAGAACGAACTGTCTTCTCAACCTGACTCCTGTCTTCAAATTCGGGTTCAAACCGCTCACGTGTCATGTACAAAACAATCGCCAACAATGCCATTGCGACAAGGAGATACAAAATGGGATTCATTATAAGAAAGCTGTGAAAAAACGAATTGCTTTCTCTCTGTCTTGAAAACAAGGTATGGAGAGCAAGGCACTTGAAATTCTTCAAACGATTCTTCAGCGTCGCGGAATTCGCGGAGAGATCAGCAACGTCACAGACGAGAAACCAGATCGCACAAATCTCTATAAGATCGGAGATACAACTGTACTTGTGAGTCAAAAGGACAAAGGTCTTCAAGACAAGGAGCTCCGTTCGCTAGTTGGTGCGATGGAGGCAAATGGATTGACAAAGAATGGACTCATCGTAGTTGCGATGGCATCTCCCTCTGAGAATCTCACCAAGACAATCCGTTCTCTCTGTGTGGAAATGGAGGGACGATTCCAGTTCTTCCACATCAATGAACTCCAGTTTGACATCACGACTCATCGTATGGTAAGCCCTCATCGGGTTCTTACGGAAGAGGAGAGAAGTGAATTCCTCGCAAAGATGTCTATTCGCAATCCAGAGGCAGAACTTCCTACTATTGATATTCTGGATACGATGGCTCGTTGGATTGGTGCGAAACAGGGAGATATTGTACGGATTGATCGTCATAGTGATGTAGGTGGATCGGTTCCCTATTGGCGGTATTGTCTCGCATAAACACAATGCAACGCTATCAGACACTAGCGAATACCTACCAATCTCTTGCAGACGAGGCATTGGCAGATCCAACGAAACTTCAGGCAAATGTGGAAAAGATGAAAACACTGAATGCCGAAATGGCAACCATTCTTGACAAAGAAATCGCAGATATGACCTCCGCGGGAGCGTCCGGTGATATCGCAACGTTACGGGATGAACTGATTGAAAAGCTTCGCAAGATTCAAAAAGATTACAATGGTCTTCTAGTAAATACAGATAAGCTGGAAACCTTACGGAGAATTCGCGGATTTCAAGAGAAGGATTGGAAGTCAGAACTTCGGTTGTATATCATCTTTTTTGGCATTCTTGCCGGGATCCTCTTGTTGTTCCTTTTGTTCAAACGTGCTCCTCGTCAAAGCATGGTGAGCACCAATGTTGCTCCAACAAGCGCAACTGCTACTCCTATCTTAGTATAAGTTGGACTCATATCCACCTCGGTTGGTTGAGACGCATTGATCGCGCGAACGGTTTGATATTCATCCTGAACTTCACTTCCCTTCGTACGAATTTCCTTGAATCGATTGCGAAGAACTTCCAAATCTGGATTCGCATTCGCATATTCATGTAAGAATGAATCCACAAATATTTTTCCATCTGTGATTTGGGTTGAGATTGACTCAATGTACGAATTCAACCACTTCTCTGCGTTTTCGTACGCAAGTTTGTATTCAGATCGTCCAGTTACTCTGTATTGAACATAATTGGAACGATACAACTCCAGCGCTTGCGCAAAGTCCTGTTCTGACATTACTTCTTTGCTATAAACAAAATGCCGGTGTTTTCTTACTTTGAACCAAATGAACCTCGTCACGCCAAACTGACAACCTCCGCAGGAGAGCACACCCGTTATGTGCGGATGTTGGCTCAGGCAGCTCCTTACGTTCAGTCCGGTAAGACGGTAGGTGCTCCTACGCTTGGTTGGAAGTCCCCTTCGCTGAACGCAGAAGTTCGGCTGATTGCTCCTTTGTGGGGATCTGTGAATGCTTTTATTCCGAATCGTAAGTAAATGGCGAGTCCGGACTATGTACGTACAACGCTAAAAGACGTTTCGGATAGTTTAGCTCCATTTCGTCCTCCGACAGCTCCCGAGAGTGATATTGAAGAAGAGAAAAAGAAAATCATTACAGGGGGTGGTCCTAACTTTTTGTTTCTACAAGTTGTGTTAGCAGTTCTTTCGTTCAGTATATTGGCCTACGTGTTCCTTCCCGTGTCTATCGCACAGCACGTGTCGGTTTTGCTCCTTTCTGTGGGAATAGCAGTTGGAATCTTTCTATGGAAGGGATAATGGCAAGCTGTCCGTCTGGATTTGTACTAAGTCCAACGTATCCGTTAGCATGCGTTGTAGAATGTCCTAGTAATCGTGGTTTTGAAACTCGTGCTGTAAATGGAGAACCCTTTTGTGTCTACCAAAATCGTCCTGAAATCAAATTGCTTCTGAAACAAGCAACTGGATTATCATTACAACTAAGCGACACAGTACCGACATACGAAGAGTTGCGAACTATGAACGCTCCTCAGTTTCCTTCCTTTCAGGCAGCGAAAGAGGACTTTGAGAAGAATATGCCGTTGGTGCTCGCGCAGATTGATAAGGAATCTCAGTTGGCAGATGCATTTCGTCAACTACAACAAGCAGAAAATGTACGCGACCAATCTCCTCAGGCCTATCAGGACGCACGGAATCGTTACTATACCTTGGCGAATGGAGAGACATGGGTAGAAGAGGAGAAACAGCGGATCGGAAATGTAGAGGCAAATCCAAAGGTAAATCATTTCGCATTCATTCAGAATGATCTGAAAACTCGTTTGAACCAACAAAGGCAAACGATTGACGTCGTCACAGGTGTCAAAGACAAGGTGTTGTCTATGCGAGATGAGTTCGCATACACAACAAATGCGTTTTCTAAACAGATCTCAGATCTGAGAAACCAAATTCAAATTGAAAAGAAGAAGTCGCTGATAGAAAAGGCAGAGGTCTTTTCCTATGTAGATTTGTTCCTGAACATTTTGATTACAATCTTGTTCTTCGGATTCTTTGTTATTGTGATTCGCAAGGTCATATCCAAATCACCTACTCCCCAACAAGCTTATAGGCCAACCAAACCTTTATAACAATGGAACGGCAATGCCGTATTTGCTTAGACACCGAAAACCCTGAAACTATGATTAGCCCATGTATGTGTCGCGGAACAGCCGCATACATTCATGAGGCATGCTTCCAACAATATTTAGACCATTATCCAGACCGCGTGTGTCGTGTCTGTC